TCTGCTGACTGCACTCCATAGCACAGCACGCTGTGCTACAGGGTAGAGTCGGGAGAGAATTCTCTCCCGTTTACCTTACTCCGCCATAAGGCGGGTCAGTTTCCTTTTCTGCGCTGTGGTCATTTTTGCCACGAGCCGCATAGCGGCCTCTACGAGGTCACTACTTCCGAGCTTGGCCCCACTTGACGCAGGGCGAACCACGTGAAACCGGAAGTCGCTGTATGCCTTGTCGATGGCATGTTTCACGGCGAGCTTAGTGCCCTTCCCCTTGCCCTTAGAGAGAACTCTCTCTGGGTTGTCCACACCTTGCCCCTCAAGGTGGCCCAACATCCACTCTTCTTTCAGTTGGTCTTGTTGCGCTTTAGTGGCGGCCACGTAGGCCACGTGGAATGGGAGACTAGCTTCGCTAGTCTTCCTTGCTGCTGCGCCTAGCATCTTAGCGAATGCCGTGATACTCAAAGTCTCTGTTTTCATTTGCTTCTTTCAGTAGGGAGAGGATTCTCTCCCATCGGTTAGTTCGCCTCGCTGCCCTCTTGACCCGATAGATAAATCTTACCAATGCCCCCAAAAAGTACCCTTTTCCCCCCTACAGCGGCACGGCTCGACCCCACCTACCCCCCACCAGCCTTCACCATGAGCGACGTGGCCAACATATAACAACACTGTTTCTCACCGGCACCACCCATTTTTGTAAAACCTTGGACACCTAAAAATTTTTTGTAAAACCTTGGACACCTAAAAATTTTTTATAAAAATTGTGTCAACCCCCACAAACCAACACTCTGCTGCTATCAAAAGCATAGCAAACAGGCCAAAAAAAGCCCCGCTACGAAGCAGGGCTAAAAGACGCAAGCGTCTCAAGGAGAGGAAAATGGACAACCGAAGTTGCACACGAACCCGGGGACAGTATATACTGCACGAAACAACGAAGGGGGAGTGCCCCCTCCGCAGAGAAAGCTACCTACCAAGTGTTTGCACACCTTGCCCTTATTGACGACGCTTCCGGTTTCGTGCCCCTAGACGACGCTACCCCGGGGGATATCCTGTCTGCGCAAGTCGAGACACAGCAGTGGCTGGAGGAGATGGGCGTGCGCCCGGACTCCGTGCTGGTAGACGAAGTCGAGAAGAAAGCTGCGAGAGCCGCTTTTCAGGCAATCACCTTTGCCGACCCCAACGAAGAACAGCGAGGCAAACTCGTACAAATCAAAACCCCTGCTGCAGTGCAGCATCTGGTGGGCATGTTGTCGGCCTATGATTGGGAGTTCATTGAGCGTGCCAAAGAGATTAGGGGCTACTGCGTGGCCCAGCTGCTTGAAGAGACCAAAGATAAAAGCCCCAGTATCCGGCTGAAGGCGCTAGGCCTGTTGGGTAAGGTGACTGAGATAGGGTTGTTCACGGATAAGATCGAGATCAAGAAGATCGAGATGACGGATCAGGACATAGAGGCGCGGATCAAAGAGAAGCTGAACCGGTTCATGCAGGTGATCGACGTAGCGGATGCGAGGAATGTGATGGATGCAAAAGATGTCATTGACGACATCGACGACACCACAGAAGAAATACATAAGTGAACCTCAACTCCCTAACCTCCCTCTCCAGAACGGAGCTCGAAGCCCTCCACCGGGCGCTCCCAATGCTGTCACTCAAAGACAAGCTGGAGCTGTTTGAGGATTTGGAGGTCAGGGAGAAGCGCACGAACCTAGCGGCAGCGGAACACTCGATGCTTGGCTTTGCCCGCGCTGTGTACCCGAACTTCAAGGAAGGCCCACACCACCGCAAGCTGGCCAAGATTTTCACGGACGTGATTGAGGGGCGCAAGAAGCGCGTCATCATAAATATCGCCCCACGCTTCGGGAAATCCGAATTTGCGTCTTACCTGTTCCCTGCATATTTTCTGGGCAAGTACCCGGACAAGAAGATCATCATGGGAACACATACTGCGTCCCTGTCAGAAGACTACGGTAGGCGGATACGAAATTTAGTAGACTCAGAAGAGTACCACGAGATATTCCCACAGACGCTGGTGGCCAGTGACCAGAAGGCGGCGGGCAAGTGGAGTACCTCTGCGGGCGGCCAGTATTACGCGGCAGGTGTTGGCGGTGCGCTGGCAGGACGGGGCGCAGACTTGTTTGTCATCGACGACCCCCACTCGGAGCAGGACATCAAGATCAACTCCCGGCTGGCGTTTGACACGGCATGGACGTGGTTTCAGACCGGGCCTCTCCAGCGCTTGATGCCGGGTGGGGGAATAATTGTCGTGATGACCAGATGGTCGCTGCTCGACCTGACAGGGCGGCTGATCGACTACCAGATAAAGAACCCTGAAGCCGAGCCGTGGGAGATTGTGGAGCTGCCAGCCATACTACATGAGAACACGCCTGCGGAGAAAAGCCTGTGGCCAGAGCAGTGGCCGCTTGACCTGTTGAAGACGACGAAGGCCAGTCTCGACCCGAAGTTCTGGAACGCGCAGTACATGCAGCAGCCGACATCGGACGCTGCGGCGGTGATTTCACGCAAGGCTTGGCGAATATGGCCGAAGGATGACCCACCGAAAGTGGACATCATCATGCAGACGTGGGACACGGCGTTTGAAGCCTCAACCAGCGCTGACTACTCTGCGTGCACCACATGGGGTGTCTTCTACAATGAAGAAGAGAGCGACAAGCCGCAGCTCATCCTACTGGACGCATTCAAGGACAGGATGCAGTTCCCGGAGCTCAAGGCGATGGCCTTTAAACACTACAAGGAGTGGGAGCCGGACATGCTCATGGTGGAGAAGAAGGCTTCTGGAGCCCCGCTCATATATGAGCTGCGGGCGATGGGCATACCGGTGCAGGAGTTTACACCGAGCCGTGGAAACGATAAGATAGTGCGGCTGAATGCTGTGTCAGACATGTTTGCCTCTGGGAATGTGTGGGCTCCGGGCACTCGCTGGGCGCGGGAGGTTATTGAGGAAGTTGCGTCTTTCCCAAATGGGGAGCACGATGACTACGTTGACTGCGTCTCAATGGCACTGCTGCGGTTCAGGCAGGGTGGTCTGGTGGGATCGGACAAAGACGAGAAAGATGAACCACAATACCAGAGGAGACGGATGCATGCCTATTACTGATGAAACAAAACCTCTTTTTGTGAACCCTTTCATTGCTAGACAGGGGGAGAAGATTCGCGCACGACCAAGAGTTGATATATCTCCTGAAACAATGGAGGCTGTTGCAGGCTTCCACCCGGTGTTAGGCCCAGCGCTAGCAGCAAAAGATTTTTACGCTGCAGCAGGACAGAGGGATGTAGGTGATATGGGGTTGGCAGCACTTGGAATGGTGCCTGTTATGGGCGGCGCAGCTAAAGTGGCAAAACGTGGGTATGAGGCATTTAAAAGTATGCCGGATGTGGCGGGCATGTTTAGAACAAGCAGAGGGTCTACATACGCACACTTCCCAGATGCCACGACTGTTAGAAATAGGTCTGGCGCAGCGCACTCAGATGTAAGCGAGGGGGTGCAGCCCCGTTCAGGTAAAACTGTGTTTATGAATCCGAAAGATGTAGACTCGATGGCAGGCATATTTCAGAACACCGAAATGGCTACTAAGCTTGTTCCTGAGTTTGATAAGGTTGGAAAAGCCACAGGGCGAGTTATCCTACAGTTGACAGAAAACTATGGCCCACGCAAAGCAGGAGAAGTGTTACATACTGCGCCATATACAACAAAACCGAGTGTTGGGCAGAACCCTGTTGAGATATATAAAAGTGTCAGCCCGATGGGGGACGCAGGTAGAGGGGTGCATTTTGGCAATAGCATAACGGAGGTAATGCCTGCCAGAGGGTATAAGGGTGGTGGCACAGTGATGCCGGAACAGTACTCACAAGGGCGTTGGAGCCTTATTTAGGTGTTTATGAATGAAACACAGAAATTTATGGGGCGGAACCAGATGCTGGAGCGCCTTGCTGAGCAAGTGGGGAGCCGCGAGATGGCCGTCAAACTGCTGCAAGATCGTGGCCACCTTAAAGCTGATGGCAAGACATTCACGGAAGCAGGTGCCAAGCGCAACGCGATGTCAGCCGAGGAACGGGCACTGGACAGGGCCAA